ACATAATTCTATATAGGTGCTCATTTTAGATTTCTCATTATATCGGTGACTACTCTATCAGGTTTAATATTAGCCGCGCACAATGCGCCACCACTCTTTTCATCTCTGTTACAAGTGGAGAATCCAAAATGCAGTTTATGACAAGGGAAACAATGACAATCCTCTGGTTCAAACGCAGTTGTATTTTTCCAATGCTTTGTTAGATTCTCATTAGAAGAATGAGAAAGAAACACGCATTTATGGTTTGGTAACATACTCGCCGCATTTAAAACCCCAGTCTCTGGCCCCACCACAACGTCACAGTGAGGGAGTAACGAAAGAGTTTTCCCTATAGGTATTTTGCCGGACATAAGAATTACACGCTTTTCTTTTTCCCAACCAACTTCCAATAATTGGCAGAGATGATCTCCAACCATGATTATAGAAACGTCTTTTCTTCTTAACAAAAGAGCGGCAACTACATTATCTGTCCAAGGGTATACCTTATGAACAGAAGAACCAGATAAAGACCACAAAATAAGATTCCTTGTTTTTATTTTCTTTCTCTGCTTCTTAGCCCACTTTTTATCTATGGGTGACGGGTAAAAGACAGGATTGTGTTTGAACTCTACATCTGCAATCCTATGGGTTTCCTCAAGATAATTCTTATCACATAACTCGTGTATTTCTTCTTTTGATTTAAAATATCCTTCACTTGCCCCGACTCTAACTTTTTTTCCATCTACTTCAACGTCTCTTGATGGGTTCAGGAGAAGCCGTCCCTCGACTGATTCAGATAATTGGACAAACTTATCAAAACATTCTGACATTTTGTCCCAATAATCTTTAAGTTTAAAGTTGTTTATTTGGTTATCTTTTTGCACTATTAACTGATCAACATCTGGATTATGCTTAAGCATATCCGCCCCTATCTCAGTTACATTAACGCATACGTCATAACCCTGTTCTTTAAACCTAGGAAATAATGAGGACGCCTGTATTATATCTCCAAAGGCTCCATACCTTACGATACATACAGTTTTTTTATCCCTTCTCCCGCCAAAATCTTCTGGTACAAAATCTTCAACTTCCTTGTAAGGAATTTTTGTTATCTTCATTCAGGAAGCCTATCCATCACCTTCTGCCTGATAGATTCCATCTTCTCATTGGGGTCTAGTACGATATCGTCGTACTTCTTAGATTCCCATATTAAAAGATTCCTTCCTCCAAGTCCCTTTTGTTGTTTAGCCCATTCTTTAGTTCTGATGCCAAACACCTCGTCTCCGTGATGATCATACTGCCTGTCATCTTGCTCATACTTAGCCTTATCGACCCCTTGAATTTCTCCATAGGGTTTCGACCAATCAATAGCCACAAATACTCCTCCGTTCTATTCTAAAGACCCCATCCTACCCACTCAGGTCTGTTGCCAACATTGGCATTGTTTTGTTTCTGGTTGTTCTCGTTCATATAGGTATCTTTTGAATCCACCAAAGTGTAACCACTTTCTTTTGGATTATTAACAGGTTTTTTTGCCTTCTTATCAAAAGTATCCCTTTGAAATTTATCACCTATCATTATATGCATAACACTACCTCATTTTCTTTTTAGCCTTTAGGCCATAACCACCGCCCTTACGAGCGCCTTTCGCAACCTTGCGACGCCCACTAGCAGACATTTTCTTTTCAGATTGTTTGCCTCTGGTCATGCCAAGTTGCTCGTCCTTTCTGGCGTTGTAACCTTGTTTTTTCTTAGCCACTGTTTTCTCCTAAAGAAGGGGGGGCTTTCGCCCCCCAATCCTGTATCAACGAAAGGTAAAAGAACCTTCAGAAGGTGTTGAAACCTTCTTGATCTTTATCCCATCTGGCATCTGATTTGGGCCATGGCTGTCCATTCCCAATTCCTTGGGAGTGTCCGTAACCTTTTCCAAAAAAGAAAGTCCATTTTCAGGGATTTTTCCATCTGCTGAATGTTTATTACTAGCCATTATTGCCTCCTAGTACCAGTGAACCATGATTTGCACATACGCCTTACCGGCGGGTGAACCACCAGTTGGGGCTAGAAGCGTTAGGTGAATATCAGTGTCTGCTGGAAGAGCCGCTAAAACTAAATCAGCCGCTGTATCCGTCATTCGCTGTTCATCACCGTCAGCAAGAGTGCCTAAACCCATTGTTACATACTCTGCACCTAAGGCCGACGATCCTAGTTTGACTGCCGCTTCAGTAGTAACGGCATTAAATGTCTCATAGGCTATAACCTCGACTTCTTCTATAGTCCCTTGTTTTAATTTAGGGCCACGAAAAACTAAGCCTTCAGTTGCCGCGCCGAAATCATGCAGGAAAGTGAAGCAATAAGGACTTGGTTGTGAATAACTCATAACATTTCTCCTTTATGCCGCGCTGTCCCAAATCACGATACGTGACTGAGCCGCTTGTGTGTGTGTAATGCCAAAGCCACCAAGGT